CATTGATATGGCCATCTGACTTTACTCACACACATAGAGGACAGAAATCACCAACACAAGAAAAGTATATTGCTACTGGTTGGTTCAATCATGTTGACGTTGCATTTATCAGAGGTGAGATATCCAAAGCAGTTGCACAGAAAAACGCAGAGATGGAAAGAAAGGCACAAGAAAATAATGAATGATTTTTTGAAAGATATAATTAAAGAAACTGGTAACGAATATGCATCACTTGTTTCAGACGGAGTTGAAGCAGGAGATAATGATAGTTTTATAGACACAGGTAGTTATATATTTAATGCACTACTATCTGGTTCACTTCATGGTGGATTGCCTGCAAATAAAATTACTGCACTTGCTGGTGAGAGTGCAACAGGTAAAACATACTTCTTGATGGGTATGGTCAAAAACTTTCTTGATGCAAACCCAGATGCTGGTGTTGTCTACTTTGAATCAGAAAGTGCAATCACAAAACAGATGGTGATTGATAGAGGTATTGACCCAGACCGAATGGTAATACTTCCTGTTACAACTGTTCAAGAGTTTAGAACACAAGGACTAAAAGTTCTTGATAGATATATGCAACAAGACGTAGATGTTCGTAGACCAATGTTTATGTGTCTAGATTCACTTGGTATGTTATCAACTACAAAAGAAGTAGAAGATACATCTGATGGTAAAGAAACTAGAGATATGACTAGGGCGCAAGTATTGAAAGCTGCATTTCGTGTATTGACACTAAAACTTGCAAAAGCAAAAGTACCTATGGTTGTAACTAATCACACATATGATGTTGTCGGTTCTATGTTCCCAACAAAAGAAATGGGTGGTGGTTCTGGACTCAAGTATGCAGCCTCATCTATTGTTTACCTATCCAAGAAAAAAGAAAAAGATGGAACTGAGGTAATCGGTAATATTGTACATTGTAAAAATCACAAGTCAAGATTGACTATAGAAAACAAAATGGTAGATGTTCGATTGACTTATGACAAAGGTTTAGACAGACATTATGGATTGATAGACCTTGCAGTAAAATATGACATCTTCAAATCTGTATCTACTCGTATTGAGTTACCAGATGGTTCTAAACAATATGGTAAAACTATTATGAATGACCCAGAGAAATACTTTACAGAAGATGTGATGAAACAGTTAGAAGAAGCTGTGGGAAAAGAATTTAAGTATGGACAATAAAACATTCATCAAGGTATATGACAATGCGATATCAGATACTTTCTGTGATGAATTGATACAGAAGTTTGAATCTAACCAAGACCAATGGGAAAAAAGAGATATGTCATCTGCAAAGAGAACTTTGAGTTTCAATGAGATACATTGTTTCAACCATATGGAAACTTGGGAAGAGGACACTAAAAAACTTGCAGATACTTTTATTCAGTATATTGATGATTATAAATCAGATTACAATGAATATTGTTTTCCAAAGAAGTTTGGGTTTGAACCATTCAAGATGAAAAAGTATGACTCAAATGGTGTAGATGAATTTGGTTGGCACGTTGATGTCAACTCCAGAGGTAGTATGCATAGGTGGTTAGGTTTCTTTCTTTATCTATCAGATAATGAGGAAGGTAAGACAGAGTTCCCATATCAGAATACAATCACAGATTGTAAGAAAGGTAGTATGGTAGTCTTTCCACCTATGTGGCCTTGGTTTCATAGAGGAACAAAACCTATCAAAGAACCCAAATATTTTATGGGTAGTTATTTACATTATGTCGAGTAATACTTGACACACACTAACTTCTCTGTTATATAAATACTATAAAACTATTTGTGTAAATGGAAGAGGTGTTATGTCTTTTAGAGATCATATTCGTATATTAAAACCTAGAGAAGAATCTAATACTGCGCCAGTAGAAAAGATACAATCTTTTTTTACAGAGGAAGTTAAACTCCCACCAGAGGTTTTTGACGGATTTACACACGAAATTAATTCTAAAAAAAGTTCATCTAAAAGAACTGTCATAACAGTAAAATCTGGTGACAGAGATAATGACAGAGATGAAATATTAAGAAGATTAAAACAGATAGGCGTTGTTGCATCACTTGGAAGTACATCATCTAGTGTAGACCCAATAGATGGTATGTATGATGGTGAAAACTACAGAATAGAAGTTAAACCATTATCTGGTGGTATGCAAGAAACTACATTAAATTCTAGTATCACAGAGTTATTTCCATGTATTGCATTTGAAACAAATTACACTCCTGTGGGTGCAGAGGAGTTCATGACTTACTTAATGAAAACAAATTTAAGTAAGATGAAATGTATCAATCCCAAAGATATTAAGGCTGCAGAAGAAACTATTAACAAAGCAGAATCATCATCTAAGTTTCAAGAGAAAATGAAAAATGCGATTGGTATCACAAAATATCTAAAAGATGCAAACGTAACTAAACCGATAAGAAATGTTTATTGGGGATATAGAGCAAAACCAAAAGGTGTCCCATCAAACCACCCAGGCGATATGTTTATAGAATATAATGATGGTAAGTTTCTTGGAGTTAGTTTAAAGGCTGGTGGTAAAAAAACTAAAGAACCACAATTAAATACATACGTTAGACCTGTATTTGAGTTCTTCAAAGGTAAAAGAGATTTAGATACATTACGTTCTACTGCATATTCTCAAGTATATTCTAAAATAAAAGGTATGCCTGCACTTGCAAATTTTGATGGTGGAGAAAAGGGTAGACATAAAGACAGAAGAATTACAGAAAAAGTTTTAAAAGATTTTGATAGAACAAATAGCAAAGAATATGAATCTGGTTATGATACAATGTTAGAGATTATGAGAAAAGGAATAATAAATCTTTTCAATAAAAATAAAGATAATAGTCTTACATATATCAAATCTCAAATACTTAGAGATGCACCAGAAGTTCCTACCATAGTAATAAAAGCAGTAGGTAGTGATTATGAGGAAGTTACAGACAGAGATGAACTAGGTGTTTTTCTTCCACAAGTTAAATTTGTTAAAGCATATCCCAGTACTCGTTCAAAACAAAACTGGACTATTGAGTTAAGTTCCAATGATGAAAAGGTAAAAATGGGAATGTCTATTCGTTCAAATAAACCAGGCCATGCTGGAAAAAGAAAATTAGGTCAATTTCCAACTGGTCTTGCAGTTAAGTATAATGGTATAGAGAAATGATAAAATTCTCAGAATTATTGATGGAAGATAAAGGTGGGAAAAATCTCCACCTAGAACATTTAGAAGATGAAATCATCAACTATGGTGTTGATGGTGGTCGGGCTGCAATAAATTTCTTACAATCGTTAAGAGATATGTTAGCTGGTTCTAGTCGTTCATCTGTAAACATGACAGTAAAGTGGGACGGAGCTCCTGCGATATTTGCTGGTGTAGACCCATCAGATGGTAAGTTTTTCGTTGCGAAAAAGTCAGTATTTAATGTTAGTCCGAAGTTGTATAAAACTAACAAGGAGATAGATGATGACTTATCTGGAAACCTTAATTCAAAATTTAAAGTCGCACTTGCAGAGTTTTCTAAGTTGGGTATCAAAGGGGTATTACAAGGTGACCTCATGTTTACAGATGATATCGAGAAAACAAAGATTGAAGGTGTGGTATACTATACTTTTCAGCCTAACACTATTGTCTACGCTGTACCTGTTGATAGTGACTTAGGTAAAGTAATGAACAGAGCGAAGATTGGTGTTGTCTGGCACACTACCTACACAGGTAAAGAACTGCAAGATATGAAAGCATCATTCGGAGTTAATATATCTGGACTTAATAAACCATCTAGTGTTTGGATGGATGATGCAACTTACAAAGATGTATCTGGTCGTGCAACTTTTACAGAAAAAGAAAAAGATGCAGTAACTAAAATACTATCACAGACAGGTAGTACATTTCAAAGAATAAATGCACCCCTGTTGAAAAAGTTTATTAATTTACAGGAAAGTTTGAAAGGTGTATTAGTAAGTGCATCACTCAAAACATATAACAATAGTAAAGTTCGTGCTGGTGAGATAATTAAAAATCCAAAACAACACGCACAGGGATATTTAAAATGGGTTGAGATGTCAATACAGAAACAGATTGACAAAGTAAAAAGTGATAAGGGAAAAGAAAAGTATATGAAAATACAGAAAGAGTATTTGAGAGAGTTTGGTAAACATACTAATAATCTTACAAATATACTAACTTTTCAAAACTTACTCGTTGATGCGAAGATGCAAATCATCAAAAAACTAAATAGTGTAAAAGGTCTTACGGATACTTTCATAAAGACCGATAATGGATTTAAAGTAACAAACCCAGAGGGTTATGTTGCGATTGATAGAGTAAGTGGTGGAGCTGTTAAGTTAGTGGACAGAATGGAGTTCTCTTTCAACAACTTTACTGCAATAAAGGCATGGGACAAATGAAAACATACAAAGAACTTCAAGACGACATAGAGTTTGAAAAGACTCTAGATGACCTAGTTGAGTTTAAACTCATTTCCAAAGCACAAAGAAGAAAGATCGCACTTAGAATGAAAAGGTTAGTGAAAACTGCATCATTCAAAAAGAAAGTTGAGAGGTCTAAAAGAAAGATAGCAAACTTTGCAAAACAAAAAGTTAAAGCTGCAAAGTTAGCAAAACAAAAAGTTCTTGATAAATTTTATCCAAAATATAAAGAGATGTCTTTAGCTGCAAGAGTTAAGATTGACCAGATACTTCAACAAAAACATGGTGGTCTAATAAACAAACTCACACAAAAATTAGGTAAGGTGGTTAAGAAAAAAGAAATAGAAAAAGTTAGAAAAGCAAGAGAAGTTAAAAAAGATGATAAGTAGTTTTTCTCAACTATTAGAACAGAAAGGTTCTGTTGTATTTACCTTTGGTCGGTTCAATCCACCAACCACAGGTCACGAGAAACTTATACAAAAAGTTGCAGCTGTCGCTGGTTCTAATCCATTTCGTATTTATCCATCACAATCACAGAACCAAAAGAAAGACCCACTACCATTTGCACTCAAAGTTGCATACATGAGAAAGATGTTTCCAAAGTATGCAAGAAATATTATCGCAGATAGAAACGTAAAAACTGCATTAGACATTGCAGTAAAACTTTATGATGAGGGTTTCAAGAATTTAATCATGGTTGTTGG